CAAGCAATAAGAAACGCACAGATTAATGCCGCAAGAACACCAGACGATCGTAAAAACCCTGATACAACAAACTATACGCCTTCACTTAGCGGGTACACATATTCTGCAGACATCATTGGCAGTGTAAGCGACAGACTAGATCAAGCCGCGGCACTAACAGCCTCACAAGAACTTGCAGAGTCCTTAAAGCCAAAAGAGGAAGAAGATGCAAACGCTGATGCAAGTGGACCACAGGAATCAATTGTTGTTGCTTCTGTGCCAAACCCAGCAGAAGATGCAACTTATAATGGCACACCGAGAAACACAGTTTTTGGATATTTAATGCAACAACATGCTATTGATGATTTCCTTGTAACCCTTGATATGGAAATAAAAGGTGACCCATGGTGGTTAGGTCCTGCTTCTGCAGATAACCAGCCAGAGAAAAAAGGAAGCGAATTTGTTGAAGATAAAACTGATGAAAAAAGTATAAGAACTGCTGGTGATGAAAACTATGTATTATTTGATTTGCAAACACCGAGACTATACGACTTTGATGTAGACGACGAGGACAGTGATAGCAATAGCGGGTACTGGAGTAAAATGGGTACATCATATTTTATAACAGGCGTTTACCAAGTTAGAGGTGTTAACCATATGTTCTCAGGTGGAGAATTTTCACAGGAAGTTAGTATGATTAGACAAACAGCAATAGACTTGAAGAAAACAGAGAAAGGTGCGGAGTAATGAGTATGAGCCGCAGAGATAGAGCAAGTAAGAAAAATCCTGTACTTAAAAAGAATATTAGTAAAGATGCAGTATTTGGAATATACCTTGCAGAAATAGTCTCAACAAAAGACATTAGCAGAACAGGCCGTGTGCGTGTGTTTGTTCCTGCAATCAGTAAAGATAAAAATTCCCCTGCAGGATATTTTGATGCAGTGTGGACTAGTCCGTTTGCTGGTAGCACAGACCCAAGGCAAGTAGGAACGAATGTAAAAGTACCAGAAGAAACAATGAGCAGTTACGGTTTATGGACAACAGTTCCAGATAACGGTAACTTAGTATTAATTGCATTTGGCGACGGTAATACAAAGTACCCAATGGTAATGACTTGCTTGTTTGCTGACAAACTAAATTACAGTCTCCCTGGTAATGCAGGAGGCAAAACTTATCAAGCCGCAGGTCTAAAACTACCTACACTAGAAAAAAATAAGCGAACAGAAGATATCAACCACAACGATACTTTTAGACCAATACAGCATACATTAGCAGAACAAATTGTTAAGCAAGGATTAGCACACGACCCAATCAGAGGAGCCGGCTCTTCGAGTGCAAGAAGAGAATCGCCAAGCGAAGTATTTGGTTTACTAACACCTGGTCCTAGAGATGCAACTAATTACAACCATAGACTTGGTGGTCACAGTATTACACTAGATGATAATTTAAATTCTAGACAAATAAGAATCCGTTCAGCACAAGGTAATCAACTATTGTTAGATGATACAAGCGGAATGGTTTACTTGATTAATAAAGATGGTAATGTGTGGATGGAGTTTGCTTCATCAGGACATGTATTTTTGTACGCAGAAAACGATATTAGTATGCGAACAAAACGCAACTTTAATATACGAGCCGACAGTGATGTAAACATTGAAGCAGGACAGAATGTTAATATTAAAGCCGCAAAGGATACTACCGGAGAAGAATATCAAAACGAAGGTAAAGGCACAGGCGGTGTAGTAAATATTGAGGCTTTAGCAGATATGAATTTACTTGCTGACTCTAATATTTTTGAAACAGCAGTTAAAGGCGAGATGCATCTTAATTCTGCAGGTTCAATAAAAGCAACAACTGGAGACAGTTTGCATTATAATGCTGCAAATGATGTAGCAACTACAGCAGGTGGTAAAGTTACAACTGGCTCAGGCGGCGTGATAGTACTAGAAGCAGGTGGTAACATTGTAGAGAAAGCATCTAAAGTATTAATGAACAGCGGAGGCCCAGGTGCTGACCAATCAGAACAAGCAGATATAGCACAAAAAATTACTACAGATACTTTTGACGACAATCCTCTTGCACCACCCGCTTACAATAGAGGCGGAGAATCAGATATAACAAGTGGTAGCCGTGAAGGCCAAGCAGCAAGTATAACATCTATAGTTAGTACTTTTGTTACATCTGAACCTTTTGTTGGACACGGGTTACCCAATCCTGCAAAAGACGATCAGGACAATATGGTACCAGACGAGTCAGTAGCAAAAGGACTAGCACCAAACAGCAATGGCGTTGCTGGTAGCGATCCAGCAGACATTAATTCACCAGCAGGATTACAAATAGGACAACAAGGCAAAGACGGACAACCTAAGTACACTAGTCCAGCACAGGTACAAAATAATTTTACACAGGCATCTGCTAAAAAACTCGAAGCAAAAAATATGGCTAGTTTAACTAGTTCTCTTAGTTCTAGTATTCCAGCAGTGAGGACACCTACTATGTCACCTATGGGTGCAAAGAAATTAGGTATCAACGGAATGATAAATGATGCACAGGCTAAGGCTAAGATGATGGCGTTCGATAATAAAGGACTGCCAATGGACTTAAAACAAGCAAACGCTGCTTCTATGATGAATAAAGTTAATACTGCAAAACTTGGAGGTACAGGTCCTGGGTTTGAGAAAGCATTAGCAGACGCAGGAATATCAGTAATCAAAGATGGTGCTTCTACTATATACTCGGGTGGTGGAGTAAACATGGTTGACTTACAAAACGGCATTGGCCCTGTTGGAACACAGATGCATGCCACTAGTAATTTATTAAGTACAGGTAAGTCTGTACAAGGAATGATACAAGGACCTGTAAGTGATAATCAATTTATGGCATTAACTAGTATGGCAGATCATTGTGGAATTAAAAACTTTAGTAAGAGTAAAGTTCTTCAAGCAGTAAACACAGGCAATCATGGTTCTGTGCCTAACTTAATGATGAATCACAGTACATTAAATGTTGCGGGTGTTGCTACTGTTCAGCAAGATTATTATCAGAGAAGGCAGTTCGAAGGCGAATTGTATCAAACGCCTGATAACATAGCACCTAAAGCATATCCTAATATTGTACCTTTTGGTAAACAGGCTAGTGATTTGAAAAAAGCCCGTAGAGGTCTAATTTAAATACTGCTTAGTTGTGTTAGTTCCGCTAACCTTTTCCATGCCTTATACTTTGCTTCCTGTTCTTCTCTAACAGTTTTTTCCAGCATTTCAACTGTACTTTTTAAACCGTTTATTTCAGTTCGCTGATCATGGATTGTTTGGTTTGCGTTCGAAAGACTTTCTTCTGCATTGTTGGTGTACAACTTATTCTCCGAATAAAAAAAATATGTGTGTAGTCGCCTACACACATATTTATTAGTACTTTGCTTTAACTGGCTTTTTGAACCATCTTTTCCATCACAATAAATTCATCTGGTTTGATGTTTTTATCGTAACGGTAATTACCTGCAAAGTTTACCGAGTCAAACAGTGCATACTGTTTTGTCACTGAGTCATATAGTCCAACAGTCACGAACCGCTTAGATTGCTGAAAGATGCGATGGAATCTATGACGACCCTGCTTCTCATTAATCTTTACTGCTTGTGACCATAGTTGGTCAAACTCACGATTCAATTTAAACATTTCTGTCTACCTTGTTCGCTGTGTGGATGTTATGTCCTAAAAGGACTGTTTCTGTAGCAGTCTTTTGCTACATTGTGTGTATTATAGCACCTTATACACACTTGTCAACCTTTTCTTCTATTATTAAAACTCTAGTTAAAGAATCAGATAAATAAGAGTATGGCTACAATATTCAGAGGATTCAGCACAGTAGATACAGTTAAAGCGCCATTCTCCTTATCGGACATGGAATTAGTAAAACGCGATCTACTAAACGAGTTTAATACTCGTAAAGGTGAAAGAGTTATGCGTCCAAATTTTGGTTGCATTGTTTGGGATTTGTTAATGAACCCAGAAGATACTTTTACTGAGTCAGATGTCAAGGAAGACATTGCTAGAATCATAGATAAGGATTCGAGGGTAGAATTAATTAATATTACACTGTTCACAAGTGGACATGCTATTAGAGCTGAAGTAGAACTAAAGTATGTGATATTAAATAGCGAAGATACCCTATTCTTAGAATTTAAAAACGAACAGCAGGTATAATACATGGCATTGGTAAACAGACAAAATAACTTATTCGCTGCAGAAGATTGGAAAGTAGCGTACAAAGCATACAGTGAAGTAAACTTCCAAGCATATGATTTTGACACTATTAGATCAGCTCTAGTAGAGTATGTGCGTGTAAACTACCCAGAAACATTCAATGACTACATTGAGAGTTCAGAATTTATTGCTATCATAGAATTGTTAGCATATCTTTCGCAGTCCTTAACATTCAGAATGGACTTGAACAGCAGAGAAAACTTTTTAGAAACTGCTGAAAGAAGAGACTCAGTATTTAAACTTGCAAGACAGTTAGGCTACAATCCACGCAGAAATATTCCTGCAAGAGGCTTAATGAAAATTGTTGCAGTTAGAACTAACGAACCTATCACAGACAGTTTAGGCAACGAGTTAAATAACACTAACATTTTTTGGGACGATGCAAATAACGCAGACAGTTACGAGCAGTTTATTACTATTCTTAACTCTGCAATGAATTCCTCAAACAGATTTAGCACACCAACTAAAAGCGGAATGATTGATGGCATACAAACAGATTTGTACGAAATCAATTCTCCATTAACTGCTCCTTTAGCATATGACTTTGATTTAACAGTCAGCGGAGTACCTAGAACATTCCAAGTTGTGAATCCTACTTTTAAGCAAGGTACATTTGAGGAACTACATCCAGACAAATTAAATAACTTTAACTTAGTTTACAGAAATGACGGCACAGGTATTAGTAGTGTAAACTCTGGTTTCTTTGTAATGTTCAAGCAAGGTAGATTGCAGTCATCAGATTTCAATTATTCAGATCCTATACAAAGTAGAACACAAGAAATTAATATTCAAAACATCAACGAAACAGATGTATTTGTACAAGAGATTGATGGTACTGGTGCAACACTTGCAAAATGGACACAGATTCCTAACACTGTAGGGCAAACACTAAACTATAATGATTTAGCATTTGGTGTTAGAACATTGTATGCAGTTGAGAATTTAAACAATGCTGGTATTAAAATAAGATACCCAGACGGAAACTTTGGTGATCTTCCATTTGGAACATTTAGAACATATTACAGAACAAGTGACCCAGAGTCATTTGCACTTGCACCAGAAGATGCAAGAAACATTAAAGTAACTATCCCATACCAAAACGAAGCAGGTGTTAGTTTTAATTTAACTGTGACATTTAGT